TGTGCTTGTGTGGCCCCATGAAGCTTCATCCATTTGTACATTTCTGCAATGACGTGTGGGCGCATAATTCCTTTGCCGCCCATTAAATTACCATGCCCAATTCTTTCCCGTGGGTAGTCGATGAAGTCCACCGCCGCCGCGCCTGTTATGCCTTCTCCCGGCTCTTCCCACACCACCAAATAAGTTTTACCTGTACGCACCGCGTACTCGACCTGCTCTATAGTTATCTCATTAGGGTCAAGATCAATTGCTTTTTGCAAAAGAGGCGCAGCAATAGGCCATACCTGCGGTAACTCGTTAGGGCTGATTTGGTAGAAGGGCATATTTATGTGCGTGTTTTAGGCATGTACTTTTGGGGTTTGATGTTCTTGCCCTGTTTAGGATTGCCAGTACGCGCTTTGCGCACCTTGTCCATCATCGCATGAAGTTGCTTAGCGCCAGCTTCTGTAGAGCCGTTGCCCAGATGTGACACCACATCAGCAGGAATAACAAACTCACCATCAGCAAGTCGAGCAGGTTGTCGCCCGCTAATAGTTGCAGGAATGTTGTCCGACATGCCATCGCCGGGGCCTCTGAGCAGTCGTGGGTTTCCGCCAGCAGCATAACCACCCAGACTAGAGTGCATGATGCCACCACTTGCTGCGTTTTCAGGATCAAGGGAAGAACTGCTAGTTCCAGCCGCTACTCCGGGTGGGCGAAGATTTATTTGACCCATAGGTGTTGGGCGTTTTGCACTAGGCAAATCTACGTTTGCACGTTTATTGACTTTGGCTTGGCGAATTTGTGCAGCAGTCAACGCATCTTGATAGCGGGTATCAGGGTCTTGGTCGTAGTAGATACCTACATCACGAGATATAGGGAGGGCTTCTCGCGGTTTACCGTCCAGCATTTTTTGATACTGCTCAATAGAGTCAGAGAGGCTTCCGCCTTTAGCGTACTCAGGTACATCGCCGCCTTCATCGTAGCCTACAGGAATGTCGTATGCGCCGGAGCCCATGATGCCGCCGCCCATCGCATAGCGAGGTGTGTATTGAAAATTTGCGGGGTTAGCAGTAGAGCCTTGAAAGTCAGGAGACAGCCTGTAATTTTTTAACGGGCCGTCGTATTCCTCGACGCTACCCCCATTACCAGAAGGTTTATTGAGCCCCAGCATGTTAGCGCCCATGTACGCGCCTGTTACTGCTTGGAACTTATTAGCTTTTGCCCAATCTATAGCTGAATCCACACCCTTCATAAACGAAGAAGGGGGTTCTCCCATACCAGTTTGAGAGACTGAACTAATTTGCGTATTCGGTATAGTCATGCCTGATGTGTTAGTGCCAATACGTATACCGTTTGAAGGAGCGTTTAATTGATAATTTGGAGGGAGCTGAGAGGGCTGTATTGGGCCCGGACCGGGGGCTACGGCAGGTTGTTGAAAATAGCCGGGGCCTTGAGGTGCAGAGGGGAGCGTAGTATTTGTAAACTGCCCATTAATAAGAGAACCTTTAGGCGCAATTTCAGTACCGGAAGGAGTAAACCCACGCATCATTGCATCTGATGGGGTAGGCCCATTTAAAAATGCAGGGTCCATACCAGCACGCATCATTGCATCTGATGGGGCAGGGCCACTTGCAATTGAAGGATCCATTCCAAAACGCATACCCGCATTTGATATGTCACCGGGGATACCCGCTTCTATAGGGGGAACCTGAGCCATGCCGCTTTGCGGATACGCTGGAAGCATATTTTGCCCCGCCACACCACCCGGATTAATTGAAGCTGTAGAAGCCTCCAAATATGCTCGTTGAGCGTCAGACATAACTTCAGGAACGCCTTGAATTCCTCTACTAGCAACTTCAGGGGCAAGATTTTGACCCGCTCCCTGCGCAGCGGTTTGAACTTCCGCCGCTGTAGTAAGAGGAGTGGTAGCGGCGTTTGCGGCGTTTGCGGTAGCCCCACCAACTTCCATAATGCCTGTTTGCGCGGCAGTTTCAGCAGCGGCGGCGGCGGCGGCTTCAGTAGCAGCGGCGGTAGCGGCTTGTTCAGCAGCGGCAGTGGCAGCAGCTTCGGCGGCAGCAACGGCGGCGGCGTCGGCGGCAGCGGCAGCGGCAACTTCGGCAGCGGCAATCTCAGCGGCAGATAGCGCAAAAGCGGTAAAGATTGGCATATTAGAACTCCTTAATTTCTGGCGACTCTAGGCCCGTACCGCGAAGGTTATGTAAACAGCACAGCACCACATCATCAGTCAGCGCCATGAATGCGTGCTTCTTGCCCGCAGGAATCGTAATAACAGCGGGGGCATTAAAGCGCCCCATAGTTTCGCCGTCTTGCCAAGCTTCCACAGCGCCATGCGAAATCAACGTCACATGAGGATGAGTGTGAACATGTTGAGCTAAAACAGTCTTAGATTTTGGAATAGTATAGGAGCGGACCCAGATGTCGTCTACCTCAACAAACTCCACATAGTCAAGATTAGTCTTCTCGTACTTAGGGTTTTTACTAATAGCGTCAATGTCCATGTTTTTTGCTCTAGTTAAGGCTAGTTAATAATATCACGTCGAGGTCTTTATGCGAAGCATTTGACTACCATCTTGCACGCCGTCTTGTGTATCTCTGTAGACATCGCCCAACCTCAAATTAGCAAAGTCTGCTTCAGTTGGTAATGTGGCAAGATTTAAATTAAGCGTAGCCCCGCCCATGTCGCCGGGATTAGACAACTGATTAAAGTACAGCCGCAAGATGTTGTTTAGCTGACTGAAATAGCGGCTCTCATACGCATCAGGAGGCAGCGGCAAGCTTGGTGTGGTTACGTTTAGTTCAGCCATTAGCGTCTACCGTCAGGACGTATGTCAATTCTAGGAGCGCCCAGTTGCCATGTTGTATTAATTTGGTTAGAGCTAATTTTAAAGATCATCTGGCGACCGCGCATACGCGTGAATATCTGGCCTGTAAACTCTTCGGTAATGACGTATGTGCTACCTTTAGCCACGGGCTGTGAAGCTGTACTTGTAACCCCAGAGCCCGAATTGGTCAAACCATATAACGTCATTGCCACCGACGGCGCAGCACCGGCAGGAGTGTTCTCAGCATTCTCAAAAGTTAGGTCAGGTAAGACGCGCCACACAAAACCAAAATTATGACCGTCACCAATATCAAACTCAGATGAGCTGATGTAAGCATCAATTGCAGTAGCAGTGCCGGTTGTGTTGTCGTTCAAGCCTGTCTCATGGTTAATCAAGTTACCCGTGAGCGTGGCAGTGACGTAGTTTGCCGCAATAGGAACAGTCTGCAACCCAGAATCTAACCACGCTGTACGTGACATAGTGCCGTAGTACCAGATTTTCTCAAGGTAATTGTAGATAACGTATCTGTCCACCACAGTGCTACCAGCTGAGCAATAGAACCACCAAACCTCATTGAAACCTTCGCTTGTCCCTGCAAACACTTGTAACGCTTGCTCTTGGTTAATGTCCCCAAACACAAAACGGCGCAAATCGCAAGGTAAGGTATTTACTCGACCGTCGTAAACATAAAACTTGTCTACGCCCATCCAGTACACAACGCCCGAAGCAATCACAGCCGATTCAGGACTCATGATAGAAATGTTGTCACCAAGAAGCTGCGGAACCCAAACGTAAGGAGGGCCAAGGTACTGAAGTGAATATATAGCTGAATCGGTAAACACCACAATCTCTTGACGAGTTTGTACAATACCTACGATCTCTGATCCATGAGATACCCGAATGCTACCCGCTTGATTTGTAATTGACGGTGTCCAGTTAAAGATATCGTCTTGCGCTGACCAGCGAATTAACATGGGGTCTAGCACGTTTGAGCCGTAGTCATTACAACCAAACGTAATTATAAAGCGTAAGGTGTCGGACGCCGTAAGGTTGTTCTGAACTGTAGGCACATCCACAATTAGGGATACTATGCCTGTGCCTGAACTAGCTGTATTGATTACGTTACCTGAGACATCTAATATGTTAAATGTAAGTCCACTAACTTGGAACACATAGTACGTAGTTGCCGCAGACACGCCAGTTGGCAGTGAGCCACCGGAGAACTGAAGCGCAGCACCTTCGTTATAGAGAACAGTTGAAGTAACAACTGTAGGAGAAGCGTTCGTAAAAGATACTGTACCGCCAAGCGTATTAAGTAATACGCCACGGGTAGTAACGGTGTTGTTTGCTTCCCAATAGTAAATACCGCCGGTGCGTGGGCCATACACTAAATCTTGACCATAGTTAACTTGGTTCCACAAACGAAGCGCTGACGTAGATGTTCCGCCATTGCCCCATGTTGTACCTGACTCACCCCAACTACCAGCGCCCCAACCTACAAGGGGGGTAGGAATGGCAGGGCCAACACCAATTTGATATGCAGCTACAACAGAAGCACCGCCGCCGGGAGAGCCAGAAGCATCCGTTGCGTTTGCCGTAGCTGTTGCTGTAAATGTGTATGTGTTTGCAGTAAGGACTGTTACTTGATACTGCGCATTTAATACCGTAGCCGTAATATTCCCGCCAAGGCTAACAGCGCCACTAAACGTAACAAAATCTCCTGTCAGTGCGCCATGATTTGTATCTGTTACTGTGATTGTGGTAGAGCCATTTGTAGCTACAAACGGATTGTTATCGATTGTGGAAGTTGCACGGATAGGCGTGATGTCGTAGTAAAGACCGCCTTGGTTGATGTAGAACTTGAGGTTTGTGCCAACACCAATTAGATTATTGCCACCAAGCGTTACCCAGTTCCACAAAGACCGGCATACGCCTTGGAACGTGGCAGCGGAGAAAGGTTGCCAGCCGCCAATAACTTCCGGACTGCCTTGACGAAAGCGCACTTTGTCGGCCTCGTACCACCCCCCTTCGGTGGTGTAGCGGGTATTTTCTTTATTTACCCCCGGCTTGAACAGAATTTTTTGTAGTGGCATGTCTCATTTTCCCATGAATCAGGCGAAAGGTCGAGTGCCTGCTTTGTCAATGATAAGCGCCTGCCTACGTGGGGTTCCGTCTGGGGTGTTTGTCACGCTGATATGCGTCCAAGAATCGAACTCGCGGATGATCTGGTCAAACGGCAAACCCGCAGCAATTACTGCTTTTACAACGGCATCAGGAGCCATGCCGGGAACACGAAAATCGCAAGCGGCCCCTATCCTATGTTGGCTAGAATCTCGACTTCCAACTGAATCATTTACGGCTTTTGACCTGAACCCAGAGTTCACCATGATCGGCTTGCCATCCAGCGCCGTCTTTACCTGTTCCAAGAACTCGGCCAACCGCAGAAGGTTTGCCAACTCTGAGTCGTTGGGTGTATTGTCAAACTGACGATGGCTGGTGGCAGTCAGTTCTTCTAGTGTAAAGTGTTCTGTGAGATTCATTTTTTACTCAACAGGTCTGTCTTGGCTTGAGAGCCAGCGGATGATCCAAAATAATACGCAATGATGCCTGTCCAAGCTGTGCCCAGTGAGCCAAGCATCATCAAGATAGCGGGGTTGCCGGAGTCAATCTTGTTGAAGAACATCATCACCATGATGCTGAAGAACCCAATCGTTACAAGACCAGCCAGCAAAGGCGGCATCATCGAGCGAGTAGTTGCCTGCATATCCCGTGCGGACTTGCGGTCTTCAACCTCCAGCTTTTCAAAGTTTAGGCCAAGCTCCTGCGCTTGTTTCTGCAACTCAATTTCAGCAATTTTGACCTGAGCAATCTGGTCTGCTGTCAACTTGTTGCTGGAGATAAGATCACCAACCTTTTCAGGGTCAACGCCAATAGCTTTGGAGATAGCAGACACCGCCATCCCAGCCAAAGGGCCACCCATCGCGGTGGCAATTGTTGGCGCAATTTGTTTAAGCCAATCCATTATTTTTTCTCCATTTTGGTTTCAATGACTGCAATACTTTGGCGGTTGTGCATGATGTCATCCCTGTTCTTTTGGATTTCTTTTTCTAAATCCTGACGCAATTTTTCACGAGCCAGTTCAGCACCTGTGTTTGTTGCTTGTTTGTTGTCTGATGTGACCACCAGACTTATTTTGCTGTTAAGGATTGTGACCTCATGAGCTAAATTTGACAGCGCCGACATAAGATACACCACGCAAGTAAACAGCAGTGGTAGTACGGCAAAGGTAAGTTTTTCAATCAACGCGCCTTTTGCGTTTTCTTTCTGTTCTTCAGCCATATTTATCTCCTTTGAAAATCACATTTGCCTGCGCATTGCTCAAGAACTTCATAAGATAGATAGACGACAAAACCCACCAAGGCAAAGAAGACTAGGCCCAGCAACACAATCTCAAGAGTTTCTTCAACTTCTTTTTTGTGCTTTGCCGCAGCTTCTTTTTCACGCCGCGCATCATGGGCAGCTTCAACGTCTAGTTCTTCTGCTCTGGCCTTGATCTTGTTCCAAACATCTACCTTACCAGCCTGCATGAACAACAACTGCAACTCAGCCTCAAACCTTTTAGCTTGGTCAAGCGCCATCTCGATTTGGATGGCGGTCCCCATAGAGGACTTTGACTTCTTGGCCTGAGAAACAGCCTTGGTTGCCGTAGACTTTGCATCAAAATACTTGCCCAATACGGGCCCGAGTGAAGATACGTCATCAACAGTCTTGCTGACCTTCTTGATTAGCGCAACCGCCGCCTGTATCCCAGCTAGGGCTGTTAGCGGATCAATCATTTCAATTCAAAATTTAAATTTGCATGGCGAGGATACTGCACAACGCGCTCCCCCTCAGGACATTTGTATTTGATGGTCGCTAACAATGTGGCTTTGCCGGGTGCAATCTTTTCTTTTCGCACCATTGTGAGTTGATACGTAAACGTGTCAATATCTGGCCCTGCTGGGCCACTGAACTTGCTCGCCGTGGTGGTTGCCTCATGCACCATGCCTGCCGCATCACGGATGTTTGGCGTAAAACTCTCAACAGAACAGTCGTCCCGTTTTTTTATTCTTGCAACCGTGACATTGATGGGCTGTCCAGCATCTGCCACAATTTTAAAATTCTCTGGCGACCACTCAATAATGGCTCTGTCAAACCAACCAAACTTATCAGCAAGGGTGTAACTGCCACCAAGTGCAGCAACACTAGCGGCGACTGCTCCAATTGCTTTAGTAAGATCAATCATTTTCGTTCAACCTTTTCCCACTGTAGGCAAACAACTTTGCGGTTATAGACATCTCCCGTCCACGTCCACCGCACACAGCGGTATTCAGTCTTTCTGTCTTGGCTGGCTGCTCCCGGTAGAAACACCAAAAAGAGCACCAACAGCCATTTCATACGGTACTTTTGTTATGGCATTGTTTTTGTATCGTTGCTTACACCACCAAACTTTTTGACGATGTTAAAAATTCTAGTGTTGCCTTCTAAAGCCATGATCTCATGTGGCTCGTTGGGCCGAAAGTCAAGAACTTGACCCGCGCTGGCTTCAATTTCCCAGTCGTGCGAATAAGCTTTAATACGACCCCGAGCAACAATCGTAATGTGTACGTTGTTTTCATTGTGCGTATGTTTTAACAAAACGTCACCGACCTCTTCAAAATCAAAGATTACTCCGTTGATGTCGCCAAGACTTAGTTCTTTATTCAATAACATCTGGTGCACTTCCCGGTTGATCAAGGAGGTTAAAAGATGCTTCTTGTTGGGCGTAAAAATCTAGCTCTTCTTGCGTTAAAGGGGTAACTACCCAAGTCATTTGCCAAGCACCTTCAGCTTGCACCGGAGCGCCTTCTATGCATTTAGAAACAGATGGATTGAAAACCGGGCGCTGAGTAGGTGTGACCAACGCGTAAGTCGGCGGACACGGGAACGTGTCGCCTGTTTGAGACTCAAGAATCTCAGGATGGTCAAGGCGAATGTCACCCTCATGCCGAGGGTACTCAAGCGTTGTTAATTTTATGTAGGCGCTCATAGTGTTGTAGTTCCTGTAGTCAGACTACCATTAGAAACGGTGTACGAAGGAGTAGAAGTGCTCAAACTGATACTAGAGTTTGATGGACCACCTGAACCCAATATGGCACCTGGAGTACTGATACTTGCAGAAGACGCTTCATAAGTCCAAGACAGTCCACTCAAGGTATAAGTACCTGTTTTTGAGCCGTTAGAAGGGGGTTTAATGATAAACATTCTGTTATCAGCAGCATTGTTGAGCGTTGCTACAAAAATAGGGTTACCTTTTGAGTCAACGTGTGCGTCGTATCCGTAGCTCTTCCAACCACTTGTGTTGGCTGTTATATGTCGCTGCCACTGCTCAGTTCCAGATGAGTTCAATTTAATCATGTACATTTTGTAATCAAACAGATAATAGCCTGTCATGTATACATTACCTGATGTATCAACACCCACACCGTAACCATAACTAGTAGCTCCAAAAGATGCTTGTTTAATCCATTGATTAGTTCCTGAAGAGTTATATTTAGCTACAAAACTGTTGTTGCCTAAAAGTCCTGCCATGTACACGTTATCACTTGAATCAACAACTACGTCTTGACCATACGTGCTGGGGTAATTACAAGGCAAGTCAACATATCTGTCCCAAATTGAAGTACCGTCACTGGAGTTTACTTTAACAAGCGTACCTCTGTAGTATCCGCCGCCAGGAACTTTGCCTGTGGTGAGATAAACATTACCGGCGGAATCGGCGGCTAAAGCAGAAAATTGGTAATTACGTACGTTGTTTGTAAACGTGCGCGACCATTGTTTAGTTCCTGAAGAATTAAATTTACTTAAGGTATAGCCATAAAGACACGCGTAGTAAACAGGACTACTAATATACACGTTGCCGGAAGAGTCAAAACACACTGCTGCGCCGGATTCCACAGTAACCCCACCACACCCGCTTGGCCAACCGGATATGGACCGCTGCCAAGTTAACGCGCCGGTTGAATCATATACAAGTAGTCGTTGCTCACTGTTACTAATAGTAGCGACAGCAAGGTTACCTGAACTGTCAATAGCCATTCTATTATATCGAGCATTAGGTACATTGGTTACTTTTTGCCAAACTAACGTACCTGCGTTAGTATATTTGGCAATGTTCAGATATTGGCTAGAAGTGTCCCAACCCAAAATGAAAATATTGTTACTTGAATCGGTAACAGTAGACTGAACATGACCCGGATAAAGGTTGGCCATGAACGCGGGTGCACCAAAAGACCTTTGGTTCTGATATACCGCTTGTAGTGCGCCGCTCATGTCAAACCACTCCCTGAGATAAGCCAAGTTGTTGATGTCATTTTGATTGCTGTGGCTGAACCATATTGAGCCAAACTGCGTGAACCTGTTGTGCCAGCATCACTTAAATACATTGTGTCAGTAGTAATCGCAATAGTCACCACTTGAGACGTCATGTTAATAAATGTAATTGCCGTGCCAAGTGGGTATGCGACAGAACCATTGTCGGGGATTGTAAAAGTCCTAGTATTAGCGTCACCTGATGGGTGAAAAATTACTTTTCCTGAATCTGCCAATACCGTTGTGTATGCCGCACTTTGACTGTTAATAGGAATATTTCTAAATCCAACAGCATCAGTTCCATCAACCGTACAACTAGACAGCGTTCCGCTTGATGGCGTACCAAGTACAGGTGTTGTTAACGTCGGTGAAGTCAACGTCTTGTTGGTAAGCGTATCAGTTGTTGCTCTACCCACTAATGTGTCCGTGCTTGTTGGTAGTGTCAATACGCCAGTATTGCTAATACTTGAAATTATTGGCGTTGTCAGCGTCTTGTTGGTAAAAGTCTCTGTACCCGTCAAAGTCGCCAATGTTCCCGTTGTGGGGAAAGTGACGTTTGTGACTCCTGTCAAAGTACGTGTGTAGGCAAAATTACCAGAGCCTGTCACAGTCATAGCCGCATTATTTGCTACACCTGTACCACCACCAGTAGGGTCAAGAATACCTGTTACACCAATGCTAGTAATTTTTATATAGTCTGTGCCGTTGTAGTAAACAAAACACTTCTCACCAACAGCAACAGTTACACCTGTTTGACCAGCAGCTTTGAACGTCACCGCGCTGGTAGCGCCTGCGTGATCTACCATGTACAGCTTACTGTAGCTGGGGCCTGTAATAACCTTGGTAACAGTTTGTGTGCCGGTAATACGGATCACCATGTACTGGGCTGTTGTAGTAGTTATCGCGTTTCCTGACGCGCTACCTACGGTGTTTGCCAGTGTAATAGCGCCGTCCCCCGCAAAAGACAACGTGCCCGCAATGGCAATGTCAAGGTAGTCAGAAATACCGTAGTTGACTGTGTCGCCCCACGTACCAGAGAGCGTGCCCTGTGTGGGGGTGACCAAGCTCAAAAGAGTTGTTGTTGCTGCCATGTCCGTTCCTTACGAAGTGTTTATATTTTGCCAAATTGTTGACTGGTTGTCATCAATTAATTTCCAGTAAACAGCTACCACATTTCCAGTACTGCCTCTAGCCAAATTACCTGTCAAACTATGTGTCCTGATCAACCCCATAGTCCCTAAAGCGCCTGAAGCGGATACGCTGGTCAATTCTACGGTTATTACAGGTTCTACAGTCCCCACAGAAGCCAACGCTTGGTTGGAGTTTAGCGGCACAATAATTTGGCTTGCTTGACCAATAGCCTCATTGCCCGTTATACCAAGAGTATTCGCAACCCCAACCGTACCTACACTGCCCGCACTCCCGACGCCTGTCAGCGCCATAGCATATAGACCAGCTACCGTACCCGCCACGCCAGAAGCGCTAACACCTGTTATAGCAATGGAGCGCTCAGCAACAGTAACGCTACCTACAGCGCCAGTGGCGCTAACGCCCGCACCGCTGTATTCTTCAGCAAAACCTAAACTAGAGC